CCCAGAAATATTTACTAAAATTATCTGCTTTTTCATTACACCTTTATAATATTAAATGGGTGTTTGATTATAATATAAGCATTCTTTGAGTAGTAGTTGCTTACCTTAAATATTGACTTCTTTCGTGGAGTAGTTCTGTCAATTTCAATAGGAATACTCTCTTCTGTTGTATGTAAAACTAAATCAATCTTTCCCTTTCTTCCATCTCCTCTGTTAGGAACTTTAACTTGTCTCTCAAGCGTTCCAAAAGGATTTAAGATATGAGCTATAATGTCTTCAAAAACTAAAGCCTTAACATCTTCATAATCCTTACCTATCATTGGTTTAAGAACTATAATTAAGTTTAACATTTAATTCTTCTTGATATCTTTTATAGCTCCCCCTCCCCAAGAGATAGCTCTGAAGAGAAGAAAATTGGAGTATTCCCCTTTGACTCTTTACCATTTACAGCGTGGTTGCCGAGCCTCTCTGGATAGTTTAATGTGCCCCAGAGATTTAACCCCCTACACAATAAAAAGTATAGCAAATTAGAATTTGGTGTCAAAAAAAGTTATCCCCATATCCCCACTTTATCAACTATACAGGTATAGTATTATTTAGATAGGTTCATAAGTCGGCATGGTAAACTACAACCATGATAGTTTTTCAGAAATTCTTTCTGAGGGAAACTGCTGTCGGGGAACTTGTAAGAGCCAACATTAGATAAAATAAGGAGCATCATTTGGCAAGTCTTAACTTATCAGTGCCGACTCTATGAACCAAATTATATGAAAAAAATACATTGGTGGATAACACCAACTATTCTAGGGGTAATAATTTTAGGAATAATAGTTAGCAGTTTTACTCATACTTTTGTTTATAAAAAAA